TGAGATATAAAGAACGTATGATCAACGTGCTCCATGGCGTTATAGTACTCTTCATCCATTAATCCTACAGCCTCTAAGCACTCCTTAGTATAGAAGCTAAAAGCACCATAAACATTAGGGTAAAAACAAACAGCTATATCTTTATTGTATTCTACTCTTAATCTCTCAGCAGGTGCTCCATTAGGAAGGTAATTATCATTACCATGAAAAGCAAAATTAAAATGTTGAATACCTGATATTTTAGATGCTTCTATGTATTTATTAAAAACTTCTTTATCTTTAATAATAATATCGTCTTCTAATAAGAAAATATAATCACATTTCTTTTCAAGTAAATGCTTAAGAGCTAAATTTTTTGATTTACCTACTCCTAAATTTACTTTATTTTCTATCCACTCTCCTTGACTCAAGTCAAAATTATTAATTGGTTTACCATCATTAACCACAACAAGTTCATTAATTATACTTTCACACTGTACAAGAGATACAAGTAGACGGCGAAGATATTCTGGTCTATTACAAGTTATAATACCTATTCCAATTTTATTGTTCATGCGTTACTAATGATAGTTTATAAAGATCTAAACATTTATCTAGGATATCTTTTTTGTCTACTTGAGTATCTAATAATTCGACAAATTCCTGAAGAGCTGTTTCTATATCAATACTAAAATTATCTACGTCAGTAGCCGATAACTGAACATTTTCAAAAATATTATAGTTAGTTCTAACGTGAAGAGGTTTATGCTGATTAAACTTAGATAAGAGTAGGTCAACAGCTTGGGTGTTAATGTTCTTATCAATACTAAAGTCTACAAAGTTGTTAGATATAATCGGTGATAAATCTTCTAACTTTACTTTACCTTCAGTTAAATCAGATATTTTAATCTTAACGTGCTTTGGTGTTACATTATTTTCTATTAACTCAACATCGAATGTATCAGTATCTAAAATTGATACCCCCTTAGCATGATCTCGATCACCAAAATCTAATTCATAAGGAGATCCCAAATAAAGAATACTTCCTCCTTCGGGATATGTTCTATGCTCTCTATAATGAAAATGACCAGATATAACAAACTTACTCTTATCGAGTAACTGTATTGTTTTCATTCCGTGCTCACAAATTTTATGTTGGTTCATTCTAAAATGAGTAATCTCAAAATGACCCACAATAATATCGCTCTTAGGAATCTTATCTATAGTTACTCCCCAAGGACAAAACGTCCATGTTTTACCATCAATAATACATGTTCTTAGTTCTTGAAATACAGTTATATTTTTATAACCATTAAGAATAGAAATAGAATTAACATCTGACTTATCTTTGTAATAACAATCGTGATTACCTGTTATAGCAACAATATTATAATTCTTTAAGATGTCAAAGAACTTATGAGCAGCATGAATAGTATTGACACCTATTTCGTGTCTATTGTGAAATATATCTCCTGCAATAACTATATCCTGTATATTTCTATCCTTTAAAACACTATCTAACCAATAAGCAAATTTTATAGCAATATTATGCCATGTTGCGGAGTCTTGATGTACTCCTAAATGGATATCACTAATAAAAGCTACTTTTTTACTATTAAAATTAATCATCGTCAACAACTACATTCTTTTCATCGTAATAAGAGCTATTGCTATCGTCTTCAAGATGAGAATTTTTTTGATATGGTATTTGACCTGATTCTTCTAAAAGACTATATACCTCATTTTGATATCGATGAATTGTATCATGCTCTTTCTTTTCTTTTTTAATTCTATTTTGAAAAGCTCTGTATGCTACTTTTGTAAAATAAGAAAACGGATTATATCCACTATCACATTTAAATCTTTTTCTTGTTAAAGCTGTAATCATCTTAATTACAGCGTCTCCGATCATCTCTGTTTTATAAGAATAGTTAATAAAATTTTGTGCATAACCTAATCTTGTTCCTATTTTTTGAATCATATCTGCTAACTCATCATTAAGTTCTCCTGACTCGTAATACTTTTTTATGCATACTTCCATGTAAATAGGGTCAACATAGTTAGGCTTTAACTCTTCTTTTGTTCGCCTGACTCTTTTTGCAGATCTTGGTTTAGGTAAAGCTTCGTCTAATACGGCTGATAAATCATCCATAAAAAACTCTTCATTTTTTGTTTTTTTGTTAGCCATAAAGTATTAGATATAATAGTATATTTTTATAGTAAATCAACTTTGATTTATTTCTGTAATATTATATGGTATTTGTTCTTCGTTATATAAATCTATACGCTCAGCTAAATGAGCGTTACCATAACGTAAGTTATCTCCAATATCAAAAATTGTTGCTCGCTTTTTACTGGCATGTTTACGTAAGCTTCTGCCTATGGATTGTATAATTTTTATTTTTGCTTTACCTATTGCTGCAAAAACTATATTATGAAGATTTTTAATGTTAATACCTGTACTAAAGATTTTAGATATAGCTACACAGATTACATCGTTTTCTTCTTCCATAAGCTTGCGTATATTTTCTCTTTCTTCTATCTCAATATCACCATGAACAAAATAAACTTTCTTTTTTGTATTCAATGATAACACTCTCAAGAGTTCTTCACCGTGTGCTATTCTATCAACCATAATAAGAGTATTTTTATCTACCCCATTTACTATTTTAGTAATTAAATTATTTCTAAATATATTAGTTTGTAAGAACTGTATTTCTTCTTCGTAACCGGCTGTTGGAGATGTAGCGTTTGGTTTGGTAAATTTTGGAAGATCCTTGTATGTAACTTTTAATATTGCTACATGAACTTGAGATATATAATTTTGATCTCTAAGATCAATTGATTGTTTTTTATAAATTACTTTTCCTAACTTACCTAGAATATTCCATTCATCTATTTTAGTATCAGGCATTGTACCTGTAAGACCGAAGCGGTATTTAGCAGTTATTTGATCTACAATTTTATTAACTTTATTGCCTTGTTTAAGTTTGTGTACCTCATCAATAATTAAAAGTTTAACATCTTTGAGTAAGGATAAATCTTGTTTTTCAGATTGAAGAATTTGTATGTTAGCAATTACAATAGATGCGTTAGGATCTGGTTCGTAACTACCTGTCCATTTTGTTATTTCACTTTCAGGTACTCCGTACTCAATAAAATCTGAATAAGATTGTGTAACTAACTGAATGTCGGGTACTAGTATTAAAGTTTTAGCGTTATTACTCCGTCGTTGAATAGATCTAACAATTGTAGCCATTACGAATGTTTTACCTGCTGAAGTAGGTAAAATTATTACTCCGCTTTTATGTCTCAGAGCTGCCTTAACTGTTTCATACTGATAATCTCTAAGAGACATTCCTAGAGTAACTATATCTTCATCTTCATCAAAAAGATCTGGAGAGTGTATAAAATCTCTAAATTTTTCTGTTACTTCTACTTTAAGAGGTATTTCTAAAGAATGTAAATACTCTAAAATTGTATGTACTAATCTAGGTTCAAATCTACCTTGAGGAGTAATTGCATACTGTCTTGCCGAAGGTCTATAACCTACTGTAAACCGTCTTTTAAAGTTTTGATTTTTATCTTCTACAGAAAAATATTCACGGATATTAGAAAGATATTCAGTTATTAGAATACCTTTCTTTCTACCTGAATCATAGTCTATTGTAACATTTAACATTAAGTTGTTTCAAGCTTTACTATCTCAATTAAATTCTTAATATCGTAACTTATACTTCTAAAATTTGATTCAATTTTAGAAAGATACTCTACTAACATTTCGTTTTCAGCAATTAAATCATCTATTTTTTGAATAGTGGGATGATTATCTGCTGCCAATTCTCTAGTTCGAGAACTAGCTCCTATAGGAAGTTCTGCTTGAATACGATCAGCGATTTTATCTACAGCTTGTTTACGAAGTTTTTTAAGTTTATGAATCTCTTGTTTATGAAACATTAATCTACCTACCCAGTAATGACGAGCTCCTGGCAAATCCATCTGAATTTGCTTCATATTGAATTCGTCTACAGCTACGTACTTTTTAATCTCTTCGTTGTATTTTTCAAAAAGAGATTCTTTATTTTCTACAGGGGCTGATTCCATAGCCCCATTTTAACAGATAATTGCCATAAAGCAACTTAAATAATAACGTGATAAACATTGAGAGTATAGTTATAGAGGTTTTACAGGAAAATGCGAATGTTGCAGGAGGTCCAAATAGTGTATTAGGAGCTGGTGTAACTTCTACGTCCTCTCAATTTTCCGGAGACAGTTATGCAAGAGGTGATGCTCGAGTACCTAAAGTACTAGGAGGTATAATAAGAAGGAATAAAATTCCGACTTCAATTTACGGTAAGGGATCTAAGTCCCTGAAATATAAACGCAAACATAAACGCAGACATAAAAGAAGGCGTTAATGGATACTGGTCATTGGATTTTAACAGAAGGTGTAGAAATTTCGGAGGAAATTTTCGGCTTCATTTATTTGATAACAAACTTAACAAATAATAAAAAATATATAGGTAAGAAGCAATGCATTTCAAAGTTTAAACGTAAACCGTTAAAAGGTAAGAAGAACAAAAGAATTGAATACAAAGAATCTGATTGGAAAATTTATACAAGTTCTTCAGTTGATTTAAATAATGATATAGTTAAAATTGGAAAAGAGAATTTTAGATTTGAGATCTTAAGAACCTGCGGTTCTAAGTGGGAACTGGCATACGAAGAAGCCAAAGAACAAATAGGTAGAGAAGTTTTGTTAAAAGATGACTACTATAATGGTATTTTAAACCTTCGTATAGGGAGACCTCCGAAAAACCTATTAAATAAATAATATGTTAGATGAAGCAAAAAAATCATTAACCTCGACAAGAGTAAATAGATGCATTTATTGCGGATCTACAAGTTACGGAAAAGGATGTAAGTTTGGACCTCAAGGGGTTCATTTTCATCCTGAAGACCCTAAAAAATGCTCTTACTGTGGCTCTACAAGCTTTGGTAAAGGATGCAAATTCAATCCTTTTAACGATATACATATGCATGGCGTTGAATTCAACGCCATGTTTAAAGAAACTCTACAAAAATCTATGCACAAACATTTCTTATTAAACGAATTAAACAAAAAAATAGAAAATTTTGTTGCATATAAACTTGGAATCATAGATAATAACGGAAATAAGATTAAAGAGCCTATAACTGAAGAAGAAAAAGCAGCTTATTCTCCTGTAACAAAAACAATTTTAAAAATTAAAAAGTACTTAGGTCCTAAACTGGATCTTATTAATCAAACAGCTTTACTTGAAAGTAGTAATAAGTTAAACTACAATAAAGATAATCATAAACAAATCTTAATGTACGAAGAAAAGATTAATAATATCTTTAAATTGTTGCATGAAGTTACTGATAACGCTTTAAGAGATGGTTTAACATTGGAACAAATAGAAACACTTATTCAATAACATGAAATATAAAGAGTATAATGGCAGCAGGGTATGTGCTATTGACTTTCAACCTCTTTTAATTGAATCTATTAAAGAAACTGTAGGTATTTGTAAGAAGTACGGCATACCTTTAACATCAATGGATGTTAAGAAATTTTTTTATCATTATTGTTTAGAAAAATTCTGCTCTGTTTATCAAAAATGCCCTAGCAAGTATCCTAAAGCCTTAGTTGTGTACGATATTCCAAAGGAAATACCTTTTACTAATAGTAATCTTGATAAAGTACTAAGAGTACTACCTCTACCTTGGTGTAAGTGTTCGTCCTTTACCTCACCTGATGTTGAAATGGCTGTTGTTAGTGCTATAAACAAATCTAAATCAACAAGTAAAAAATTAAATAATTTTGCTAATAAAAATCAATTGTATAGTTTTATAAAAGGATTTAAAAAAACTAAATATTTTTCATCTGGATCAGTTGATTTTGATGGTGACAGGGCATAAATGAATTAAAAGCCTTTACGGCCCCTTACAAATGTGTTCTAAAATGCCTCTAAAGAGCATAAATACTCTATATGTCTAAGTTCGAAAATCTTTTAAATACACTTTGGGAGGATTACACCCAGCC